TGGCTGGACGCATGGGCAATCGCCCGGCACGACCTCGGGCTCTCGTCCGAGGAGTGGCTGGAGATGACGCCCCGGCAGGTCCACGCTCTCCTCAAGCGGCAGGTGGTCACGTGGCAGCGCGAGGAGCTGCTCGTCGGGATCATCGCTTCCACCACCGCCAACTTCAGCTTCTGCCGGCCGGATCAGCCGCTCGAAGCAGAGTCGTTCATGCTCCATCCGATAGAGGAAGACCCTGAGGGGCTCACAGGCGAAGACGTGATGGCCGCGTTCTCGCGCTTTCCGAAAACCAAACCCGTGGACAAATCATGAGCATAGTCGTCGGAACACTCACCATCGACCTGAAGGCCAACACAGCCTCGTTCAGTCAGTCGATGGACAAGATGAGCCAGTTGTCCGCGAAGAGCGCGAACGATATCAAACGCTCGCTGGAGAGGATCGGCACCGCGGGCCTGGCTTTGGCCTCGGGTCTGGCTGCCGCGACCGTAGCGCTGGTGGAGACCAGCATAGCCACCATCGGCTCGCTCAGCCGCTTGTCGCAGGCCACTGGCACCACGGTCGAGAAGTTCTCAGCGCTGGCGTACGCAGCCCGCATCAGCCACGTCGAGGTCGATGACATGGCGAAGGGGATGGAGAAGCTGGCGAAGTCGGCCTTCGGCGCGCAGAATGGGAACGCCGGGCTTCAGCGGATCTTCGGTCGCCTGGGTGTCTCCGTAACAGACTCCAATCACCACCTGAAAGACACGTCGGACCTGTTCACCGAGGTCGCGGTCAGGTTCTCCGGGATGGCGAACGGCGCGGGAAAGACCGCTCTCGCGATGGCCTTATTCGGAAAGGCTGGCGCGGCCATGATCCCGATGCTCAACGAGCTGGGGAAAAACCAGGCGCGGCTCTCCGAGGAGGCAAAGCGCTTCGGGCTGGTGATCGGCGGCGACACGGCGGCGAAGGCGCACCAGTACCACGAGGTTCTTACGCAGCTCCACGCTGCGCAGGTCGGCTTCGGCATCCAACTCACGGCTGCGGTTCTGCCCGCGCTGCTCAAGTTGAGCGAACGGTTGCAGGACCTCGGTAAGGACTTCGACATTCCGAAGCTGGCACAGGAGTTCGGGCAGAAGCTCACCACCGCCATCAACGCGGCGGGCGCGGCGTTTGAATTCGCGGTGAAGCACGCTCACGCGCTTAAGCTGGCTTTCGAAGCGCTGGCGGGTCTCCAACTCGCGAAGATCGCCATTCCTCTGATCGCAGACCTTGCGGGCGGCGGTCTCGCCCAAGCCGGGGCGGGGATCGCAAAGCTCTTCATCGGGTTCGCCGGCCTCAGCAAAGTGCTCCCGGCTCTTGCCGAATTCGCGAGCTGGCTCAAGACTGCGGTTTGGATGGTCGGTTCGCTGGCTGCGGAGGAAGGAGTCGCCTCGGCCGCGGGCTATGGCCTTGCCACTGCGGTCGCTGCTGTGGGCGGGCCGGTAACAATTGCGATAGCCGCTGTGGCGGGCATCATCCTGCTCCTGTACAAGTTCCGCGACGCCACCTTCAGCCTCGGCGGCACCACCTATCAACTGCGCGACATCTGGAACGCCGCGTGGATCGTGATGGGCAACGTTTTCACCTGGGTGGGCGACACGTTCCACAAGGTCGTCGACTTCATGAAAGGCGTGTGGGACGGCTTCATGAAGCTGCTGTCCGACAACATCATCGTCCAGATTTTCAAGACGGCGTTCACTGCCGTACTGGAATTCGCGAAGAAGATCCTCGGTGCCCTGGTGCCGCAGTTCGTCATCGATGCGCTCAACCAGGCGAAGGCTGCACGGTTGGCCCCGCCCAAGAAAACTGCCGAGATCGCTGGCCCCGCACGGCCGGAACTTCCCGCTGCCGACACCGAAGGCCTCGGTGCTCCGAAGAAGGAGAAGAAGGATCTGTACGGTGAGGAGATCCAGAAGCTGGTCGAACTCGTTCAGGCGCAGAAGGCTTATCTCGGCGTGCTGGACGCGTCGCCCGAAAAGATCGCGGCCGTCGCTTCTGCGGAAAAGGCTGCTGCGGTAATCCTCGCGCTCAACACCAAACTGCTCGACGAGAAACGCCCGGCTCTCACGAACGCGGAGAAGGCGACCATCAACTACCTGGTCGCTTTGGAGGAGAACCTCAAGGCTCTCCACGAGTACGGGAAAGAGCTTGTCGGACAGCAGCACTCTGCCGATCTCGCGATCCAGCAGACGCGCGTGCTGGCGGCGGCGAACCTCGAAGGTTCCGAAGCAGTCCGGGCCGCGACCGTGTCGAACGCCATCCTTGGCCTGACCTACAACCGGACAGCCGAGCAATTAAAGATGATGGCGCCTGAGCTTGAGAAGCTGAATGCGCTCCTCACCCGCAAGCAGACCACGGACCTGGTGGAATCAACCGACAAGGAGATCTTCGCGCTCCAGCAGGAAGTGGCGATGCGCCGGATCTCCGTCAATGCTGCCGGGCAGTTCGTGGATGCGCAGCGGCAGGCCGCGCTCGCGGTGAAGCTGTACACCATCAACCAGCAACTCGCCACCGCGACCGACGTCGAAGCCGTTGCGGCGCTGCAAAAGAAGAAGGAACTGATTATTGACCTGACGAAGGCCGAATGGTCGGAGGAGGATGCCAAGGCTTCAATCGCTCTGCGGTCGCCGGTCGAACAGTACCAGGAGGAGATCAACCAGCTCAACCGTGAGGTCGCGGCCATGAAGACAGCCGAGGGCGGCAACCTCACCTACGGCCAGTCGATGCAGGTGGCGGCAAAGGCTCAGGACGCCTTCAACAAGACCACGGACGAAACTGTGGCTCTGCTCCTTCGCTTCGGCGGGGTCCGGGAAGGGGTCGACGCGTTCTTTCTGGATATGCAGAAGTCGGCGAAGAGCACGGCTTCGATCATTTACGAGGCTCTGAACTCCACGTTCGACAAGCTGGCGGCAAATCTGACCGCGCTCGTGACGGGCGGCAAGACCAGCTTCGCGAAGATGTTCCAGGACATCGGCAAGCAAATGCTCGACTCGACGATTAAGCAGGGACTCCAGAAGGGCGTCGCCGCCATCGGGAGCAAGATGGGCATCAACCTGGGCGGCGCGCTGGGAGGCAAGCCCGACGGAACAAAAGGGAATCCGTTGTGGGTCAAGATGGCAAAGGACGCAGGGATCGATCTTGGCGGCGCAGCGTCGGATGCTTCCAGCGACGACCCCGGCACAGCGGCCGCGGGCAGCGGTGGCTTGTTCGCGGGCCTCCTCGGGAAAGCAGCCGGGTTCCTCGGGCCGCTTCTGAAAGGGCTCCTCGGCGGCAGTGGCGGTGGTGGTCTGGGAATGCTCTCGCTCGCTGGCGCGTTCGCCGGGGGCGGCGATATGGCTCCCCACAAGGCCTACCTCGTCGGTGAGAACGGCCCGGAGATTCGCCGGGGCAACCGCATCTCCAGCAACTCGGCTTCGCGGCGGATGCTCGAAGGCCAGGCGTCGAATCATTACTACGCCATCGACGCGCGCGGCACGGACCCGGTCCTCACTGAGCAGCGCACCAAAGCGGCGATTTTGGCTGCTCACAATTCCGCCGTCGGGACCAGCGTTCAGGCTCACGCCGAACAGATGAAGCGGATGCCGCAAAGGTAATCACATGCTCATCCTCAACGGCCTGGACCTTATCGCCGTGCCCGCTTCACCCTCTGCGCCCGCCTCAATAGAGTTCACGCTTCAGGACACCGTGGCCACGAGCGTGTCGCCCTTCACGGGCCAGCAGCAGATACAGGACTGGCAGGCGTCGTTTCTGGAAGCCTCCGTCTCGATGCCGCCGCTTACGCAGGCGCAGGCGCAGAACTGGATCGCCTTCCTCATGGCGCTGCGCGGGCAGGCCAAAGTCTTCCAGCTTGGAGATCCTCTTGCCGTCGTGCCGCGGGGCTCGGCTCTCGGCGTCCCGCTGGTCGATGGAGCCGGCCAGACCGGGTACCTGCTCAATCTAAAAGGCTGGACGCCCAACACGGCTGGAGTGCTTCTGCCCGGCGACTGGATTCAGATCGGCTATCGAGCCTACCGCACCATCGCCGCCGCCAGCGCAGACAGTGCTGGCAAAGTCGCGCTGGGCATCTGGCCTCAGATCCGCGAGTCACCGAACGACGGCGATGTGGTCGTCCTGACGCACACGAAGGTTCTCTGGCGGCTGGCGAACAACGCGCGCAAATTTTCGCTCACAGCTTCTCGAACTTACGGGATGCAGTTCGAGATTCGGGAGGCCATCTGATGCCGCGGAACATGACGCAGGCATTTCTCGGTGCGATGCAGGGTGCCGTGCTTCGGCCAGCGCTCTTCGTGCAGGCCGCGTTCGTGAGCGGCCCGGTCTATGTGTGGAGCGGGATCGGCCAGATCACGTGGAACGGTCAGGTGTGGACGGGCATTGGGACGCTCGGGAGCATCTCGACGATTGAAGAGGGCAGCACGGTAGCGGCGAAAGGGATCACTCTCACGTTGAGCGGTATCGACGCTTCGCTGCTCAATGACGTGATGACCGAGTTCCAGGTGGGTCTTCCCGTGTCGGTCACGCTGGGTGTCTTCGATACCAACAACGCGCTGATCGCGGACCCGGTCTGCTGTTTCTCCGGGCGGATGGACCAGCCCACCATCGACGTCACCGGGACTCTCGCGACAATCGCCATCAACTGCGAGAACCGCCTCGTTGAAATGAATGTGGCGGTGGATCGCCGCTATACCGACGAGGACCAGCAGATGGACTATCCCGGCGACCTCGGGTTTCAGTTCGTCAACGGCATTCAGGAGGCGCAGATTTACTGGGGCCGCTCGCCTTCGAGCCAGAACAACCTGTGACCCGCAAACCGGACTGGCAAGCGCTGCTCGACGCGTTCCTCGCCGAGCACCAGTTCGATACGTTCCAGTATGGGCGTTGGGATTGCTGCCTGTTCGTCTGCGACGCCATTCTGGCTATGACCGGAGTGGACCCGGCAGCGGCCTACCGCGGGACGTACTCCTCGCGTGCGCAGTCACGTAGGCACGGCTCGGTTCAGGCGAACGTGGAGGCGGTGTGCGCCAAACACGGTATGCAGGAGGCACCCGTGCCTTTCGCGCGGCGCGGCGACGTGGTGCTGGTCCGCAGGCGCCGGAACTGCTCGCTGGGTCTGGTGGCGCTGAATGGGCGCGAGATCGTTCTGACGTCTTCAGCGGGCCTCTGGCGTCTGCCGCTTGGAGCTGCGGTTCGTGCCTGGCACGTTTGAGAACAAATGGCTAAATTCGTAAGCACCATAGCGGGCGCGGCCCTCATTGGCACGGGCCTGTTTCTGGAGTTCGTCACCATTGGTGCATCTACGCCGCTTACCGCTTTTCTGATCTCAGCGGGGATCGGGATGGTGATGAGCGGGATCGGGACGATGCTCGCCAAGGGTCCGCTGGCCGGGACCAGCACCGCGAGTCGCAATCCGATTGCGCCATGGAACGTGGTCTATGGCCGCGCGAAGGTCGGAGGCGCGCTGATCTACTTCGGCGAGTTCGGCGACAACGACAAGTACCTCGATATGGTGTTCGTCCTCGCCTGCCACCAGTGCAAGAGCGTCGACGCGCTGCTGTTCGACGGCCAGCGGATTCAGATCTCGACGAACGCCGGACCCTTCAACGGCGTGAGTGGCGACAGCTTCACCCCTGTTCAGCAGAACCTTCCGATCTCGCACATCTCACGCGCGAACAACGTCGTCACCGTCGTCCTCCTCCAGGACATCCCGCTCCTACAAGCAGGTGACAACGTCATCATTCAGAACGTCTCGGGTGATTACACGCTGAACGGGAGGTTCCCGGTCGAGCAGATCATCAGCCAGGTCTATGCGCCTGGCACGCCGGGCAGCGTGACGTTTACTTACCTCTGCGGCGGGCCTCCTGCGATCGTAGACAACGAGGGGCAGTGCCTGACCACGTGGCCGGACTACGGCAAGAAGGTCCACATGGAAGTGCTGCTCGGGAATCACACCGCCACGTTTCCCGGCATGCTGAACGGGACACCGAACGACGGCGATTCGGGCGACCTGATCCAGTTCACCAACAACCCGTGGAGCGCAGCCCACAAATGCCTCGGGCGCACCGTCGTCTTCCTTCGCCTCCACTACAACGACCAGTACTTCGCCAGCGGCCTGCCGTCGATCAGCTTCCTCCTTTCCGGGAAGAACGACATTTCGGACCCGCGCACGTCCCCGCCCACCATCGGCTTCACCGAGAACCCCGTCCTCTGCATCGGCGACTACCTCACCAACATCCCGTTCGGCTTCAGGGCTCCCTACGGAACCGAGGTTCCAATCCCGCAGTTGATCGCTGCCGCGAACATGTGCGAGGAGGCAATGCCGCTGGCCAGCGGAGCCTTCGAGCCGCGATACCTCCTCGACGGTTCCTTCCCTCTCACCATGAAGCGCGGGGAAGTGCTGCAAAACCTTCTCACGTCCTGCTGCGGCCGCATTACCTTCAACAGCGGTCAGTTCGTGATTCAACCTGCCGGGTGGCCGGGAGTCTCCTTTCAACTCGGACCGCCATCGGGGCTTCCGGCCGTGATCGCGAGCGCTGTTATTTCGGTGATGTCTTCATTCACAGGCGGGACCGGGTACGGAGCCTACGCCGGCTTTTATCTCGGCGCAATCGGGATATTCGCTTTCAATGCGGCGTGGCTGTTCGACGGTTCCGGGTGGACGAAGCGAACCGACACTCACGTCATGGATGCCGGTGAGATTCAGGCTGTCCAGAACGGCTCGATGCACGCGCAGTTTGACATCGAGGGTTCCATCTTCGGAGACAGTGTTCCCGAGACCCAGCTCTGTATCTACGACACGTGGATCGATGTCGTTTTCGTTGACGGAACGACCGGGCGGTGGGTCCCTTATTCGGTAAGCGTTGTTGCTGGTTCTTCCGGCAGTATCTCGAATCCGGAACTCGCGACCGACGGCGATCCAACTACCTGCGCGATTGTGCATCGCAGCCACTTCTCCTCGCTGGGCTCCGGGTACGTTTTGCAACTCGGCGGATACGGAGCCCTGCCGATTCCTGGCTCGCCCGACAGCAGCGCAGCAGGCGTCGCGGCAACGGGCCACGCTCTCGCGCACTCGAACGGGCCTTTCCGCTGGAGGCCGAAGGTCTCAATTCGTGACCTGTACAACGGCTGCAAGGGCACGTATGTCAGCCCCGTCAACAAATGGCAGGTGAGCGACTTTCCGCCATATGCGCAGGACACGCTCCACGGATACGCCAGCGGTTCGCCTCTCGATCCCTTCGGCGACGCAAACCTCGCTGCGGACGGAGGCGACCGGCGATGGCTCGACATTCAGCTCCCCTTCACGATCTCGTGGAGCATGGCGCAGCGGCTCGCCAAGATCGAGCTGATGCGCAGGCGCCAGCAGGGTACCGGGACCTTCGTATACGACATGGCTCTCTACCAGGCCACAGCGCTCGACGTCTTCCAAATGACTCTGCCGCTGCTCGGCTGGACGAATAAACTCCTCGAGATCAGCGCGTTCCGATTCACTCTCGAAAAGGTCAACTCAGGCGGCAGAGAAGTTACTCTGCTCGGGACGCAGCTCGATGTTCAGGACACCGACCCGTCCGTGTACGCGTGGGCCATCACCGAGGAGCTTTCGCCCGAGGGATACCAGCAGGCCAGCATGCCCACCAACGTCGGGACTCTCGACGATCTCTACACCGTGAACGGAACCTGAAAAAACGATGGCCCTCATCAACCTCAATGACACGACGCCTCCGGCCCCGGTCGGAAAGGTCAACGTCAAATGGCAGGCGGATGCGCTCCAGCCGCGGAATGTCTCGGCTTACATCAATCCTCCCGTCGTCGTCGTCGCCGTTTCCGAGGAGCCCGCGGGAACGCTCAACGGCACGAACAAAGTCTTCGTTCTGAGCTTCGCACCCACGCCCGCATCGCTGCTGCTCGCGCTCAACGGAGTCGCTCAGAATCCGGGTTCTGGATCACCACTCACCGGGACTGACTACACGATCAGTGGCCCGACCATCACTTACGCAGTCGCTCCGAAAGCGACCGACACCCATAACGCCTGGTACACGCATTAAAGGAGAGCAATGCCAACGAATTTAGGTCCCCTCGATTTAACGAGCAATACAAGCCACCCGCCATTCGTCACTTCAGCTTCAACTGTGGCGAACGGAGGCTTCCAGGAATGGATGGCTTTCGACGGCACCCAGGCCGACGGGTGGGCTGGGAGTAACAACGGCGTCGACTGGCTGCAGATCGACCTCGGGACCGCCCAACTGCTGGGCTCTTACTCCATCGCCAAAATCCCGACGCAAGGTTACATTCCCACTGCATGGACCATGCAGGGCAGCAACGACGGGTCCACCTGGAATGTCGTCGATACGAGGAGCGGCGAGAACGCGTGGTACCCGAACGAGGTCAGAACCTACATCTGCGCCGTCCACACCACGGCTTACCGCTACTTCCGCATCAACACCACGGCCAATGCCGGGGGTGAGTACACCATGATCGGGGAGCTTGGCCTCTACTCCGAAACGACGGGCGGAACCCCTCCTCAGGTCGGCCCCCCGGTCCTGATTAGCCCGACCGATCTGACCAGCAGCACGAGTCATCCTCCGTTCGTCGCCAGCGGACTGAATGAATACGACCCGGCTTATGGTGCCTTTTCTGCTGGCGGTTCCTGGCTTTCAACCCAGCTCCCGGCGTGGTTGCAGATTGACCTCGGAGTGGCCACGGTGCTGGGCCGCTACGTAATGACCTGCGATGGCACAAGGTCACCCAAAGACTGGACGGTGCAGGGAAGCAACGACGGCTCGACGTGGACCGTCGTAGATACCCAGGCGGGCATCATCTTCGGATCAAATGAATCCCGTGCGTACTATGCTGCGGTCCAGACATCCGCCTACCGCTATTTCCGCTTGTACGTCACGGCCGAACAGGGAACGGAGTCGATTGCGCAAATCAATCATCTCTACTTGTATCTTGGCGCCTCAACCGCGACGACGGCGCAGACGATCACCTTCCCCGCGATTGCCGATCACGTTTCTACAGGTCCTTCTTTCGCGATCAGCCCCGCCACGGCCAGCTCAGGTCTCGCGGTCGGCTACTCCATCTCAGGACCGGCCACGCTCTCCGGGCTTACGGTGACACTCACCGGACCAGGCACCGTCACGATTCAGGCCTCTCAGGGCGGAGATGGGACCTACCTGCCGGCCACCCCGGTAAATCAGTCTTTCAGTTCTACCGCGCCGATTGATCTCGCACCCCACGACCTGACCTCCGACATCAGCCACCCGCCGTTCGTCGTCTCGGCTTCGAGCGCTTACGGCTTCCTCCCGGAGTGGCACGCCTTCGATGGCACCGCCACCTACTGGATCGGAGTCGGCGGCGGCGTGGACTGGCTGCAAATCGATCTCGGAAGCGCGAAGGTCCTCGGCGCTTATGCGATTCTGGCCACGACTGAACTCGCCCGCATGCCCAAAAACTGGACCATGCAGGGCAGCAACGACGGCACAACCTGGGCCGTCCTCGATACGCAGGCAGGTCAGGCCTGGACAAACAATGAAACCCTCACATTCAGGATTCCCGTGGTCTCAGCCGCCTACCGTTATTACAGGCTCAACATCACGGCGAACAATGGCGACGGAACCTACACCGACATCGGCGAACTATACCTCTACCAGGGGACCATCGTCGGCGGCCTCACCGCCCAGACGATCACCTTCCCCGCGATCTCAGATGGTGCGGCGAACGATCCGCCCTTCGTGCTCATCGGCACGTCCGATTCCGGTCTCCCGCTATCCTACAGCGTGATTTCGGGTCTGGCCACCATTTCCGGCAACACGGTCACCATAACCGGCGTCGGGCTTGTCACGATACAGGCCGCCCAGGGAGGGAACGGAAGCTATTCCGCCGCCACCCCGGTCAGTCGGTCCTTCACGATTGCCCCTGGGCAGCGCGGGAATATCGCCTACGACCAAATCAAGGCGTCGGATCGAACCGGTAACGGAAACCAGTTGCTCACATACAGCCCCGCTCCGGCCTCGGCGACCAGCCCCGGAACGCCCGGCCAGGTTGCCTTCGACGCAACGGGCAACTGGTATTTCTGCTACGGGGTGAACCAGTGGGGACGAATCGGTCCGACCGGCTATGGCAGCGCCGCAGCGTCCCCGCCGTCCTGGTAAATCCTTACATACCGGGGACGACCACGCCGCCGATGTCGTGCACAGGATCAAGGATTTAGCGATTGCTCGCAAGGCGCGTTTCAGGACGTGTGATGAAGTCGATAATCGCCTCAAGGCGAAAGGGCTCAATCACGTGAATCCAGGGCGTCGTCCGCGCAAACCGGGACTGGATGGCGTCAAAACCGGCCTCAATGGGGCGCTGACGCGATCCCACCGGAATTATGAAGACCTGGTTTTCCGGCTGTAGATTCGCGGCCAAGCCCTGCGAAGTGCAACTGTTCTCCAGATCGCTGACAATGATCGAGATGCCGTTGGGGGTTTCGCGGGCGGCGCGTCTGATCATCGCGTTGACGGCCGTGCAGTGGCCGGGCATGTTCTGTCCGGAGAGCTGATCAATGGCGGTGCCGAGCTTCGCGATTTCGGCAGATCGCCGGGTATTGTCCTCCCGGCGCACCTGGGCGCGCAGTTCGTCGCATTTTCGGGCAGCATCGCGTTGGCTGGCCTCGGCATAGGGTTTTGAAAGCCGACCGATTTCACTGGCGGGTCCGGCGGTCGCGCAATGGATCGGGCGATTGCCGGGAATGGTAACCCGGACCGTGGGGGACGCCATGAAGGCGTCCTCATAGAACGGGACCAGCGTGATGAGCAGCATGTTCTCTCCGTCATAGGTCGATAGCTGGGCGGAAAGGCTCTTGAGAGCGCGAATGACGTCTCCCCCGCGCGCGGACGGGCTCACGTCCGGGTACAGATAAATCGGAATGTCCCCTGCCCGACCGACAGCGGGCGTTGCCAGCAAAGCGGCCATCACGAGGGCAGCCGCTGCGGCCGGCGGCGCGATCGCCTTCAACACCCGGCTGACGGGATTGGGCGGCGCGCCGACGCCGGAGTCGGGCGGAATGCTCCGCTCGCTCGTCGTCAGCAAGTGATCGAGATCCCGCGCCAGCGAGCGAATCCAGCGCATGCCCGCGCAGAGGCGCTTTGACCAGAGCAACAGATCAGCTGCATAGCCGCACAGGCCAGCGCACAGTGGCGCCAGCGCTGTTACGGCTGTGGTGGCCATGGAGAACAGCAGACCTCCCCCGGCTATCCCCTGACCCCGCAGGATCGTCAGGGCGGTGACACAAGCGGCGAGACACAGCAGCCCCAGCACCAACAGGCCGCGCGTGATTCGCTCCAACTGCTTCGTGGGCTGCTCGGCAGCCGTGTGCCGGACCCACCGGATGACCACCGCCGCCGCAGCGGCTCCCAGCAGGCCCGCCAAGACAACGCCAATAATCATCGCTATCAAGCGCGGCGCATTGAAGAAGATGGCCGCGAGCACCGCTGCGGCGATCGTCTCGACCAACAAGAACGCGAACCGCCCAATCTTGTAAAGCCCCGCCTCATGAATCTGGTCGTCGATTTCCCGCTCGACGGGGTTTTCTGGTACGGCGCCAAACCAGAGCTTGTAGTGCCGCCAGTACTCCTCGCACTTGCTCTTGTAATTCAGAGCCAGTTCGGGGACGTGAAGATTGCACCAGCCGCGATTCTCGACGGCCGCCGCAGTGCGCGCGCGCTCGTCGATCGTGTGGGCCAACTCCTTCTGGCGCCGCCCGCACTCTCTTTGAATTGCGATCAATTCGCTGTTCAT